TGGCCATAAAGATGGTGGAGTAGCATATTGCCTTCCAGCAGGATCCCTGCATGGTTCCACTTATTAGCCTGGACCTGCATGATAACCATATCACCTGGCTGCGGTACGCCACTGAATTCACGGAATCCGCATTCATACCAGCAATCGTGGTAGAAGTTTTCGGGATAACTGTCTTCCCACCAGGGATAATCCACGCGGTAATCCGTCAGCTCAATGCCATGCGTTTGCCGGAAATAGCTCATCACCAGTCCCCAGCAGTCAAAATGACCAAGAACAAACGGGCGCTCCAGTAGCGGCAGCTCTCCCCGCGGCTGGATGGTACGCAGATCACCCTCCGGCCAACTCACGATGTGCCAGGGTAAGAGCGTTGCATCGCATTGCGCTTTATCCAGTTCGCTCGGCTGTGTCGTTGCGTCCGGGTGACTGTGGACAATGGCAATCACTGTTCCCCTGTCTTCAGCAGCAGCGTAATCCTCCGGCGACAGGTGGAAATGCTCTGTCGGATCGGTTGCCAGATTGCGGCAGGGAATGTACCGCTGCACCCTGCTTTTTTGCACCACCACACCGCAGCATTCGCGCGGATATTCAGCAGCAGCATGCGCCATAATGGCGTCGATAATTTTCTGACGCATATCAGCTCCTGATCAGGGATGTGCCAGGAAAACCACCAAACGGCAACTCGTTCCCCTCGCCATGTCGCAACTTGCACGCGGTGAGTGTACCAGGGCATTCGTCGAGCGACGGATCGTTAACCGGGTTGTTGTGCTTGTCAAAATAACGCGTTCCGGCATAGTCGCATCCATCACCGGAGCGGTATTTGTTACGGATACACCAGGTACATAGCGAATGTAGCTGGCGAGTCGGGATCATCAGCCCCTGCAGGTCCATCGGACTGGACAACGTAAACGCAACCACTTCGTTGGTTTCAGTGCTCTTGGCGTCTATGTAAAACACCTTAAGTTTTTCCTGCTGAGGATCCGCCGAAGGGTTACCCTCCGGATAGTTTTTCGCATCCAGATACTGCGCCAGCGTGTCATGAATCGTGACCTTTGCCTGCAGCAGGTCATCATAAGCAAGACACAGCGCCGTAATGGAACTGTCCAGGTTAGCGACTGAGAGCGTTGGCTGCGCGTTGGTCCCGTCGGTCGCCGTCTCAATACCCTCGATCTGGCAGGGCCATGCTTTATATTCCTGCCCCTGCCACCAGATCGATTTCACCGGTAGCTTATTTTCATCTCCACCAGCAGCTGCAATTTCATCGGGAGTGTGGGCAATATTGTGGGCGTGGAAGCGGAGAACGTCGGAAACACCAAATGCGGTGCCATCGACATCAAAAAGCCGGACAACATTGCCCGGCTCAAGTTTTTGATAATCACTGTTTAAGCTCATGGTGCAAACGCCTGTTCAAAGGTGGCTGATACGGTTTCCACTGTTTTACTTTTGGTGACGCGCTGCAGGCTTTCTGCCTCAACGCGCCACAGCGCAAGATCACCGCCTGGCGGGGTAAACGAAAATGATTTCGTCTTATGGCGCCGCAGGAAAGCATAAATATCCCGGACGGTTTGCGGTTCGCCGGTAAATGAAAACTCATAACTTAGCGTTTCATCATTCAGCCCGGCACCTGAAACCTGCTTATAGCCATCACCAAACTGCGCCGTACGGATGGCATCCTTACTTTTCAAGGTCGGCTGGCTGGATGCTTTAATCCGCCATGCAAAATGCTCGATCGCCATTGCTTACCTCTGTTTTGTTGCATTCCAGATGATGCCACCGGGCCGGACTTCTCTGGTGATCCCTTCCCTGATGGAGCTGTTGATCACCTGCTGATAGGCTTTCCCCAGCGCATCGCCACTTCCTTTCTGTTGACCGGAATCCCCCTGGCCTGTTGTAACCGAAACCGGCGCATACACACTGACACCAAAAGGAGAAGCAACGCCACCGCCACTCCCACCGACAAGACCACCAGTCGCATAGCCACGCATCATGCGATAAAGGTTGCCGACACCGATTCGGTTGGTGGCTTCCTGCGTAAAGACAAACTCTCCACGGTGCACCACACCTGCAGGCTCATACTTACCGCCGGTCCCGGTAAAACCACCGCCAGCAAAACCCAGCGCAGAAGTGGCAGAACTGACCAGGCCAGCCATGGCCTGCTTCATCAGGATCTGCGTCAGCATCGACAACGTGGAACGGGTGAAATCTGCCCAGTTTGCTTTCCCAGTCGTCAGCATATCGGCCATATTCTGGCTGATACCATCGAATGTGGCTGAAGCAGCAGACTTCATCGAGCCATAGGCATCAGCTGCTGAATCGGCATAGTCAGCCCACGCTGATTTCGCCCCGGCCTGCCAGTTGCCGCGGAGCTCGTCCTGTGCGGCATAATATTTCTTCAGTGCATCCAGTTCGTTCTGATAACCCTGATCGGTGTCCGTACCGCCGGCATTCATCCAGCCCTGCCGCAGCTGTGCCTCTTCGTTTTGCCGCTGCGCGCCGCGACTGCTCATGCTGCCCCCGGCCACAAGCGCCCGGGTTTTCTCACCAATCTGGGTAACGTACTTCTGCGAGCTGTCCTGCAGGCGGTTTAACCGTTCCTGGGCAACAATCTGATCGCCCAGCCGGGCATTCACTTCGGCCCGCGCCAGTACCTCGTCTTTGTTCGCCAGCACCGATTTTTCATCGGCGGTCAGCGCGCGCTTTTTGGCGGCCTCTTCCAGCACCGAAAAGCGGGATTGTTGTTTCCACAATTCCTGCCGCTGCTGGCTGATGGTATCCGTGATGCTCTTATGCTCCTGCAGAGTGCGTAACTGCGCCTCCAGCTCCAGCGTCTGCGCGCTGGCAGTATCGACACTTTTTACACCTGCAGGTGTTTTTACCGCTGAAGGGGCTTTGGGTTTCTTCAGCGAGTCGTCGTATTCTTTTTTCGCAGCTTCCAGATTGATGTTGTAGTCAGCCTGGAGGATCCGTCCGTCTTTTAGCGCCTTGTTCAGTTCATTCTGACGGGCCGTGTACTTCTCCAGCGCAGTCTGAGTCTTTGCATAATTCGACTGTGCCTGCGCGGCATACTTCTGGCGGTCAGATTCAATCACCGCCTCGCGGGCTGCGTTATCATCAGTTGCCTTTGCCACACTGGCCTGCTGTTGCGCCATTTCCAGTGCAAGGCGTGCAGATTCCCGATCGTTCCAGTAGCTGGCGCGCGCATCATCATTGACATAACCATCACCTTTACGCAGATTCCAGATTTCATCCGCCCGCTTAAAGGCCGCTTCCGCTTTGGCAACCATCTCCTGCGCGGTGTCAGGCCGCCCGATATCGAGCGCCGCATCCCACATCGATTTAAAAGCGCGCTTCAGGCTGTCGGCAGCAGTCTCAATCGACCCCATATTGTCGCGCAGGCTCTTTGTCTGCTCGCGGAAACCGTTCGTCGCCGCATCATTAGCTGCCTGCAGCGCCCCGGCTTCATCCCCGGCACGCTGCAGCTGCGCCACATAAGCAATCTGTTCCGCGGTAACGTTGTGGAACTGTTGCGCCATGGCAATCAGACCAGAGGTCGGATCGTTCGTCAGTTTACCGAATGCCGCCGCCACCTTATCGACCGGCACACCCGACGCATCGGTAAATTTCGCTACAGCCTGACTCATCTCATCGAACCGGGCACCGGCACGCACTCCGGCGTTGACCAGCTCCGTCAGCGCGCTGCTGGTCTGGTTAAACGTGAGTCCCGCCTGCTCGCCGGATTTCGCCAGCACCAGCATGCGGTTTGAGGTCAGCCCGGCAGTGTTACCGGACAGGACCAGCGTTTTGTTGAAATCAGACAGCGTGGACGAGCCCTGATACCAGGCGTAAACCACCGCGCCAGTGGCGGCAGCCAGCGCGCCAACACCTACCATCACCGGCGATATGGTGCCCAGCAGCGCCCGAAAGGTCGGAATAATACCGCCGAAGGAGTCTTTCACCTGACCGCCCTGCTGCAGCAGGATAAGCCACGGACTCTGCCCACCGGCCAGCTGGGTGGCGATATCCGTAAACTGCGCAGGCAGCATACGCATCGCCGCGTTGTACTGGCCGACTGAAATTCCGGCCTTCTTCGCGGCGCTCTCCTGGCGGGTAAATGACTGCTGCACCTTCAGCGCCGAGTCATTCGCTGCGTCACCCGTCTGCTTAAACTGCCTTTTTACGTACTCCATCTGCTCGTTGAACTTTGACGAATTAACGTCAAGGTTAACGACCAGGTCACCCACTGCCGTCTGGGCCATAGCGAACACCTCCTGAAATGCCCTCGGCCTTTGCCATCAGCACAGCATCACCGGGTTCATCGTCGGCAATATCCTCCGCAGAAGGTGAAAGCAGGCTGAAGCTGGCAGGGGTTGATGTGGTTTTGGGGTCAAGCGCGGTAATGACGATATGCATCAGCGAGGAAAAATGCGCATCCAGTTGCACATCATTAAAAAAATTGTCCTGGTAGAACGTTCGCCAGTCGGCGTATTCCGTTGACGACATACCAGCAAGCATGGCGCGCCAGTCCGGGCGGCGAAATTCACGCGCCAGTTTCAGGACGAATGTCAGCTCACTGGCGAGGACTTTTCCAGACTGACTGGCTCAGTTACAGCTACATCCTCCGGATCATTCGCTTCCTGCAGCGGCACCATGCCGGACAGCAGCTTCACGCTGTACTCTGCAGCGGAAACAATCTCCAGCGGCCAGGTCATCAGCACCTCATTCTGGATCTGTTCAACGTCTTCTTTCGGCGTTTTGTGCGTCCCTTTCAGGGGATGTCCATGCCATAAAGACATGGCCACCAGCAGTGCGCCGGATTTAATCGTCATATCCATCGCCGACTGCATGTCGGCATCGGTGATACTTTCCAGCGCCTTCAGGTGCTCAAGATGCTCAATACGCTGCAGTGCCGACAGCTCGTAGAGCGTGACTGTATTACCGTTACGTTCGAACGGTTCACTTTTTAAAAACATGGGTTACTCCAGAAAGCGGGGCCACAGCCCCGGAAGTCAGGAAACGGTGACTTTACAGGTCGCGACAAAAAGCCCGTCGTTGGTCATCACGATAATATCGGCGGTTCCGGCAGCAATGCCGGTTACCGTCAGCACCGTACCGGCGACAGTCACCGTGGCTTTACCTGCATCCGTGGTGGTGGCCCGGAAAGATTGATCGTTTGCGCTGGCTGGCGCCACGGTGACAGTCAGCGTGGTGGTGGCAGCAACTGCAACGGTGGCGGTCGATTTATCCAGGCTGACGCCGGTTACGGCAATCGCTGCAGCAGCGCTGTCTTCAGCAAGGCCTGGCTTGCCGTTGTTGCTGATTTTGACAGAACGGGTAATGGTGTCTTTTGCCGTCACCGTTTTACCCAGGCTGCTTACCCAGCCACGGAACACATCGATGGCGCCATTCGGGTATTTGATTTTGTACGCCAGCACGGTACCGTCATCAAACCAGCGAACCAGATCCTGCTGCCCGCTCTCGGCAGGTTTCCAGGCCAGCGTAAAACTGGCCTCCCCCGCCGATTTCTGGCCCTGTGAAGTGGACGTCCAGTCAGCATCCGCATCATCCAGATAGGTGTCGTCGTTTGATTCGGCAGTCAGTTCACCGGGCTGCAGGTCTTTAATCTTTGCCAGGCGCGTCCAGTCAACATCCGATAATGGGTTGGCGAAGGGGTTACCCGATCCGGAATAAATCCAGAGCGTTGTGGTGGCACCCTTTACCGGCGCCAGTGGGTTTGGTGTAGTCATTACGTCCTCACATTTCGTAGGTAATGGAATATTTCATATCAGCCGAACTCCACAGCCCAAGATCATCATCGCGCTGGTAGTCATACCCCTGCTGCACCATGTTATTGATCAGCAGGGAAAGTCCTGGCACATTGCCAAGCACCGGATAAATACGTGACTCCATCCAGTCATCGAGCTCGGAATCGGGTACCTGCGCTGGTAAAAAGATTTCGATATGCAGCGTGGCCTGCCAGATATCAGCATCCAGTTCTTCGCCGGTATACCCGGCATCCGTCAGGAAGACAGCGACCGCCGGAAAATCCCCCTCCTCCAGTACCGCTGGACGTCCGTCAAAATAGAGCGCGTCTTTACCAATATGGCTCTCCAGCGCATCAATAATGGCCTTTCTAATATCAGTGTGTTTCATCGTTTCAGAATCAGCCTGAGTTGGTTTTTAAGGGATGCCCGAAGTTCTTTGGGCATATCCGATTCCATGAGCTTCGGCAGCTCATCTTTAAATGCGGTCGTCAGTGGCGCTGCCAGTGGAATGCTGACCACATCGATCGGATAGCGGGGTCTGGATGTCCTTCGCATCACATGCCAGCGGCCATTTCCCAGTTGTTGAATAAAGGCCCCGGGAAAACGAAAAGGGCCAATACGCAGCACACTATTGGCCCCTTTTTTGTCCCGTTTTCTGCGGGATAACCGTACGCTGGCGGTACCGAGCTTTATCGCGGGCAGGTTGCCCCGGTTCACGCGGATCATTGCCATCGGTTTTTTCGCCGTGGCGCGTTTTATCCTCGCGCGTTGTTTTACCAGCTTGCGTGGCACCCGCGTATCTTTCGAGACAACGGCAACGCTTCGGCTGACTGCCCGGGTGGCGACACGGTTAACAGCCTGCGCTGAGGCACGCGGAACTGCCGTATTGCTGATGCTGTTCAGGTTTGCTATAGCCTGTTCAAGCCCTTTTAAAGACATAGTTTCCCCTTAACGGCGCCGGGTCGCTGCGGGAGGAGAACCCGTACCAAGCCAGATATGGCAGGAGCCACAGTCATCAGGACCAATACGATCAACCCAGAAAGGCTTTCCGTTAATATCCAGCGTGTCCAGCCGCGCCAGCTGCCCAATCGTTGCTGATTTCACAAACAGCGACGGGCTGGTCCCCTCGACACGGATGCCGGGTGTGGCGTAACCGATATTTTCCGGATCATCGAAAACACCACTCAACGTGACGCCAGAAAGCGCACCGGACGTTACCGTTGCAGAAGTCCCCATAACCTGCCGAATAGTGTCATCGGCCTGTGTTATTGCAGCATCAAAAAGGTTATCGAAATCAGCCACACAGCCCCCTGCTAGTGCTCGCGGACCAGTCCGAGTGCAACCAGGCTGTCCGCATCCGCTTGTGTCACGCGGATCACGGTCCCTGCCTCCACAATAGATACCCGTTCATCGCGGGTCGCGTGCAGCGCCTCAATGTGCAGCGTGGCCAGCGTTTCGACGGCCATCAGCGCGTCATCTGTTCTGCCGCTTAACACAGTGTCCACTGGCGGCACGGGTTCTACGGCGCCGATGGACGCGCTACCATCACTCACGCCACCATTTTCAACACTATCGGTATCCGTGCCGTCATTCAGTTCTTCCTCCAGCTCTGCAATGCGCATAGAAAGCTCCTGAATAGTGCCACTGGTATTCACTTCCCGACCAAGCTGCGCGCCAAGCTCATTAAGTCGTGCAATCAACTTTTCTTTTTCAGTCATAATAACAACTCCGGAACAGGGCCCCGCAGGGCCACAGAATAGACATCAGGCGAGTTTGACTGACACAAACGCATCCGGGTCAGCCAGCAGCATCAGCGGTGCAGACTGGATCATGGTGAACTCACGCGCCGGATCGCCTGTCTGTACCCAGTTTTTCGGATAACGCGTGGAAGCGTTAATGCCTTCACGCTGGGCATCCACATCCTGAATGCAGCCGTAGGTGCGCAAGCCGCGGGCCTGGGTATTACCCAGCACCATGCTCAAATCCGGCAGGTAGTTCTTTTTGGTGTCGTCTTCAATGTATTGCCCGGAATAGACGACAATGGCCACATCACCATACATTCCCTTATAAGAGACCGCTTCACCCAGATCCTTCAGCGCCGTTTCCAGTTCAGAGTTAGAACCCCGGCGGGTGTCGAGCTTCTCTTTTACCGCTTTGAATGAACGGAACAACGCCCAGCCCTTCGGATCAAAGACGATGATATTGACCACGCCGCTGGCGTTCAGCGCATAGGTCTCAATATCGTCAGTGGGGTCATAGGTTTCTTTGTCGCGGGTGCTCCATGCCGCAGCGCCTGCCTGGATGATGTTGTTTCCGGCACTGCGTCCCATATCCACCTCAACCGGTTCAAACGCTTCGCCGGTCATGGTGTATTTTCCGTTGAGAACAGCAGCCACCGCCTGTTTCTCTTCCACCTGGGCAATCGCCAGCTCCTCATCCTTCATGTTCTGCAGGATAATACGACGGCGGCGGTAGGCCGGGTCAGCCAGATTTTGCGGGTCTTCATCCGGCAGGCGACGCAGCGTCATCTGCGGGTTTACCTCGTGCTTGGGCTTGACGTAACCCGGCGTAAACTCTGACGTTGCGCCGCCGCGGGAGCGGATAACCTTGCCGGAAATAACAGGCGAGACGTACAGCGCCATGTTGACCATGCCCGGAATTTGCGACAGATACACCTTCTCGGTGCTGAACGGGTAGCGTTCACGGAAGAAGATACGCTGGAAAAGCGGATCGAACTTGAATTTCTTCTCATTTACCTCCAGGAGTTGGGCCGTTGTGTAAAGTGACATAGATGTTTCCCGTAAAAAAAGCCGC